CCGGTTTCCTGCGTCGTGACTTGCGTTCCACTTGTTCCCCTTTCGACAAGCCCAGAGGCCGCCGCCGCGCTGCGCGCGGCGTGCGGCCTCGCGGAGGTGGCGACGGTAGTCACAGCCGGACCGGCTCCACGATCACGCGCGCCGTGTCCAGGTCCGACGGGTTCGACGGATCGATGGTGACGCGGTAGCCAACCGCTGCGAGCGTGCGCGCGCGATGGAGCGCGGCCGCGAACGACTTCACAAAGCCGGTTAGATATTCCTCGCCGTCCGACGTAGGCCGACACGCGCTCAGCTGAAACTCTGCTTCCTCGCAGACGTCCGAGATCGGCTTGAGAGATGCGGCCATGTCGTACCCCGGTTCCAGACCGGGTCCGACCATACTGCAGGTCTGACAGTAATGCAAGGGGTTGCAGAATGGACCCCTTGAATGGTAGGCGGTACGGCTCCGCGACCTTATCCGCGCTGCGCGCGGTCGCGGGTCGGCGCGCAGAGCGCCGCGCGCCGAGGTCTCCGCTGTCGCATAGCCACGATTATCGATAGCGGCTACGCGAAGCGCGCGCCAGCTAGAAACCCTGTCACGCGCTCCGCACGGATGATCCACCAGCGCGGTCCGCGCGAAGCGACGGTTACGGTTTTCGGGTAAGTGAGGGCGACCTTTTTTTACCTGGAGGCCACATGTTCCAATTCACTGTGACACTGACCATGGATGAATCGTTTCTGCTGCATCGGCTGCTGACGACTGCTGCAGAGGTTCACGAAGAACGCGCCCAGCTGCTCGGCAATTCCGAACACACTCAATGGAACGTAGAGCAAGGCGAACTCGCACGAACACTGGTCGCTAAAATCGCCATGCGTCGGCGCAAGAAAATCGTTGCTAATGCTATTAAAGCTGAGTCGAACCCGAGCCGCAGCCTCGCCGACTAGCTTACGATCCGTTGATAGACGGCGACGCCGCGGCCGATGATGGTCGCGGCGTTTCGCTTTGGGCCGCCGCTGGCGCGGCCTGCGAATCCCGGGCGTTCAGATACGCGACGTTGACGGCTTTGACATCCTGAACCGGCTTCGTTGGATCGAACACACCACGGCGGATGTACCGCAGGCACACGGAGCCAGGCAGATCGACGACGGCGCCCTGATTGTCAGTGCACGTGCAATCGATCCTGTTGTCGATCTTCATGGACATGCAGCCGGCAATAGACGGTGCGGAGACGATGCGAGCCGCAGCATCGTAGAACGGCGCGGACCAAGGCCAGGCCGGAACGCGTGGAACCCGGTCGAGCGCGTTCCAATGGTCGACGCGCTTCTGATCGAGGCTCGCTTCGATCGTCGCAGTGTCAAGAGCGACGGTCTCGGCTTCGCCGGCGGACAGTCGATGCCAGGCATACCAACCGAGAAGCACCACAGCGACGAGCGAGCCGGCCAGGACCGCAATCGGTTTCCAGGGCAGCCGCTTCTGCACGGTGTGAATCTCGGCGGACTTGTACCAGGCATAGCGCTCGCGCGGGAACTTGAATCTCGACGTGAGCGCCGTGTTTCGCTTGCCGCGCTCGTTCGGGTCCGTCGCTTCCTCCCACTGATACACCGTCGAGACTTCCTGCCCGAACGTGCGGCGCAGATGGTAGTGCCGCCCTGTCAGCTTGCGAACCGCGATGTCTAGCAGCTGCGGGTGCTGCGTGATCAGGAACACGTCGAACCCGCGATGCCTATGCGTCTCAAACTCACGCACGTGCGGCGGGACTTCGGCGCCGACCTTGCGCGGCGGGAACACGCGTTGGCATTCATCGATGACGACTATGGAGCCGTCCGGCAACGACGGCCACGCTTTCGGATCGTCGAGCGCGAGCCAGTCGAGCGTGAGATCGGGAATACCCGACTGATAGACGGGCCGACCACCTCTCCCAGCCTTTTCTTCATCCTTGCGGAATTGCTCGACGAGGCCGAGCGTGTAAAGCGTCTTACCGTTGCCCGGTTGCCCGGTGATCAGGTACAGCATGGTTTGTCACCCCGATGACAAACAGGGATCAGCGCCAACGCGTGATGATCCCCGAGGCGTTTAGACCCTTCCAGACCAGCACTGCGGAGCCGGCCGAGAGTACGACCTTGATCGCGTCATCGACGCGAGCCATGCCGAGAATGGACAGCACCGAGGCCGACGACGCGCCCAGGTTTGCCCACACTTGCGTCTGCACCGACGTCCAAATCGCATCGATGCCAGTAAAGGCAACGGCTGAGAACCCGAGGCCGAACAGTACACGGCGGGCCAGTGGCAGCACCACCGGTCCCAACGCTGCAAGCCAGGCGAGAATGAGCGCCATCAGTTAAGCCCTCGCAGAAACAACAGCCCCGCCATCAAGTAGCCGAGCGCCATCACAATGGGCGCGAACAGCAGCGCCATATCGCAACCGCGCTGCCAAATGTCCAGCGAGAGCGATTGACCCATGACGGTGACGTTGATCGGTGCCGGGCACGCCTGAGCCCCGAGCGGTCCTTCCGCCTCGAGCGTGCCGACGTCGATAGGGTCTCCCGCTTCGGCGCCGTCGATTTCTTCGGCCGTTGCCCCGATAGCGTCTAGCGCCTGCTGTGCGGTCACTTCCTGCGGACACATCGTGCGCCACTCCTGCACCAGCTGAGCGCAGAAGATCGACGAGCCGTCCGAGCAGGTCGGCGGAGCATCGCACCAGGCAGCACCGCCCGTCTCCGAGCCACCGCCCTCCCCGCTTCCGCAGTTATCACCGACGCATGTCGTCGGAGTCGGTTCCGTCGACGGGTCCGTCGAGTCCGGACGGTTCGGATTCGCACCGGAGTCTGAGGCTTCCGTCGATCCGGCCATGGTCGTCGTGTTGTAATAGTTATACGTCGTCGTCGTACCTGTGCCACCTTCGGCGGCCACCGCATCATCGGGCGTCGCCTTTTGCCCGCGCGTACCATTGTCGGGAACCGGTGGCGTCGGTGCCGACTCACCGCACCACCGCGAGCCGTCATCATTGACCCAGCACTCATCCGGGTCCGTCTTGCCCAAGCAAACGAATTTCCCGTTAAGGTAACCGCAGTTTTCACCGTATGGCCCGGCGCACGCCTCGCCACCCCCGGGCGTGGACTTGCACAGTTCCTGATCGTCCGGCCCTTCCGCTTCTTGAGCGCTCGGCGGATCAGGAGCGTTACCGCAGACCGCGCCGGTTATCTGGATTCCTAGAGACCACCGGAGACCCGAGCCCAAGTTGATGCCCGGCGACCACAGCTTGACATCCTTGACGGTGCACCCTTCTACGCAGTCACCCGGCCCAAACGACCCAAGCGCGGCGTCCTCGCTGTCGGCTGCAACCTCCGAGTGAATCCATGCATCGGCTTCGCATTCGGCGTCCGGCGCAAGCGTGCAAGTGGCCCCCGTCGTATTCGTCGTGATCGCGACCGCGTTCCGCAGCGTACTCGTCGGGCTCTTGTAGACCGCGTAATAGCCGCGGTAATTGCCGTTGGTGTAGTCGCACACCCGGTCTAGCGGCCATTGAACGTTCGACGCTCTGGACGCTTCCCACGTCGACTGTGCGATTGCTGCTGTAGCCTTGCCAGAATTGTTGGAGCCTGTGCTAACGCTGACGTTGACTCCACAGCGCGTGCCGGTGATGCCGGATGCTTCCCACCCGTTATTGACGGGCGACCGGTCCGTGGGCCAGGTGACGCCGCTCGGCACGGTCGGGCACTCAGCCGCCACCACCAACCCAGGCAGAAGCGCCGCCAGAATCAACGCGAGAATACGAGCCATGCGGCACCTAGTATCCCGAGAAGCAGAATCCAACCTTCCATGACCATCCCCCGACCAGAGATGGCGAGAGCGGCCACAAGCACCGCTCCCGCCAGGCCGGTCACATCGCCCGACGGACCCACTTGAACGCCTTGATGGCGACCAGCAGGAGCAGCACGCCGCCGCCGATGGCGGTCACCGGGGCGACCTGCGCGCCGATGTCCGTCACGACGTCATCGACGTCCACGGCAGCGGCGAACGACAGCACGGGCGCGGAGGCCAGCGCGAGCGCCACCAGGGCGCGATTGTGGAACTTCGACATTTCAGTTTTCCTCGATCATGTTGCGAATTGCCCGAATGGACCACCCGACGGCCCACAGCGCGAGAATGGCCCCCGCTATGAGTCCGCCGTCGGAGAGCGTCAGGTCGGGCAGAACCCCGGCACTCTCCACCCAGGTCAGCGAGCCGCCCGCCGTCGTGCAATCCGACGCCGGCGAGCCGGTATTCACCGGTATGGACGCCGCTCCTTGACACTGAATTTCGTAAGACATCACGACTCCGAAAACGCCGGGACCCGGACCGCAACTGCGACTGCGAGCATTGCTCCGTCCGTCCGTCCGGGCCCCGACGCGCGGCCTTAGGCCGCCTTGACCTTCGATGCCGGAACCAGCTCGATCCGCCCGACCTCGAGTTGCCCGTACTGATTGATGAGGAACGAACCCTCACCGAGCGTGTACTCGCCCGGTGCGAACGGGTGCGCACCATCAGCCAGGCCGATCCGCAGCCGGCGATACTCGCCGTTGCAGGTAACCCAGCCTTCCTGTTCGACGATCTCATAAGCGCGGCCCTTCGCGGACGTGCCGCTTTTCTTGGTCGTCGCGGTCGACTTGATCTCGACTTTCATGCAGTGCCCCTCTCGATGAACACGATTACGCACCGGCCATCAGCGCCCCGAATCACATCGAAGGCGTAGGGACTCCGGTACACAGTCCCCGTTAAATCGCAGACGAAACCCACGCGCGCTACGCGACGCGGCAATTGCTCAGGCGCGGTACACCCTTCCAGCCAGGCAGGAAGTCGCGCACGCTTAACCTCGTGTCGTTCATCGCCCACGTTTGCGCAGCCAAAGAGGCGCGCTCCCCGTGGAATTTCGCCCGTGCAACTATCCCCAAGGCCCTTGCTGGTGTACTTGACCAGATAACCGACCGGCCGGCGTGCGCGCTCGACGCGAGTAAGCCCATGACGCCACCAGCCAGCCTTATCGGGCTTAGGCACTGAGAGTCCCCGCGGAACCCACAACAACAGGTGGTAGTGAGGTACGCCGGCTCGCGTGAGTTCAAGAACCCATTGATAGCGCACAGCCACGCCTCGACGGTTGCACCACTGACGATAGAGTCGAATGCACTCGGACAACTGTCGCGCGTGCCACAGCACGCCAGGCCGATACGTGAGGGTGACGAACACCGCAGACGCGCGACGCCCTCCCCGCTCTGCAGATGCGCGCGCAGCGTCAGCCGAACGAACGACAACGCGCCGCATTCGACGCACACGGCGTTGGCGATCAAGGTCCCGATAACAATGGGACCGGAGGTAGTGCCCGGTTTCCTGCGTCGTGACTTGCGTTCCACTTGTTCCCCTTTCGACAAGCCCAGAGGCCGCCGCCGCGCTGCGCGCGGCGTGCGGCCTCGCGGAGGTGGCGACGGTAGTCACAGCCGGAC